ATTTACGTGGCAAAGATTATGATGACTACTTTGCTATGAGAATGAAAAATAATTCTACAGTCCTTGCTAGTGCAGCATCGACGCAAGTTACTGGAACTAACCCACACGTGGGAACAGCCCAGTTAGGAGGAGATCCATTACCATGGCTATATCAATACCCAGGAATTTTACCTACAGAGTCTACACTGGAGTCAAGCGCAAAGGGACTAGGCCTGATTACCGTTACACCAGAAATAGACGGGGTAGCAAGAAGAGTACCTTTAGTATTAAACGTGCAGTCAAAACTTTACCCGAGTTTCGCCTTGGAACTCTTAAGAGTCGCCGTAAACGATCCTTCGTACCAGCTAAAAACAACACCAGAAGGTATTGAGTGGATAAGAGTTCCAAGTTATCCACTTATGAACACAGATGCGAATGGTCGTATCTTTTTAAATTGGAACACTAAATTTTATAAACAAACTGGTTTAGAGTATTTACAAAATCCTATACCAGCACCTTTTGTTATTTTTGGTACTACAGCAGAAGGTATAAGCAACCCAGTACCAACACCAGCAGGAGCAAAGTATCCACATGAAATACAAGCAAACATTTTACATAATCTTATTACTGGTAGTGCTCCTTCTACCCCTACTTGGGCTACTGGAGCCGAACTATCAGGAGCTTTACTTGCACTACTACTTATTGCATTCCTCTCAAGGTCTGTATGGTACTCCGTTCCTACCTTAATTCTTATACTCGGTGGGTCAATTTATGGAAGTCTAAAATTATATGAATCTTCCTATTTGTTTGACGTCAGCGGAATCGTAATACTCTCCATTTTGTATTGGAGTATTCAGACATTCCTGAGTTTCTTATCCGAGTATCGTCAGAAACTTCGAATCAAACAACAATTCGGGACATATGTATCTCCGGAGTTAGTCAAAAAATTACAAAAGGACCCAACATTACTGAGATTGGGTGGGGTGACAAAACGACTTACTTTTCTTTTTTCAGACATAAGAGGATTTACACCAATCTCGGAAAAATACCAGTCAGACCCTCAAGGACTGACTACTCTGATTAATCGATTTTTAGACAATCAGACTCAAATAATTTTAAAACATGGAGGTACAATCGACAAATATATGGGTGATTGTATCATGGCATTTTGGGGAGCGCCACTTGATGATGACCAGCAAGTCGAAAATGCTACCAAAGCAGTTCTTGAAATGAAAGAATCTTTAGGAGAATTAAATGAAACCCTCGCAAAAGAAGGCCTGGATCAAATTAATACAGGAGCGGGAATCAACACAGGACTCTGTGTCGTTGGTAACTTTGGCAGTAGTAATCGCTTCGATTATAGTGTCCTTGGGGATGCTGTCAATCTTGCTGCTCGACTAGAGTCAAGTTGCAAAGAATATGACACGGATCTTATAATATCCGAATACAGTTTAGTTGACGGTTATGACTACAAATTCCTTGACGAAGTTACGGTAAAAGGAAAGTCAGAACCCGTCAAAATATATACCATACAAAAATAGTACTTGACTTCAGGTTTTATTTTTGTTATAATTAAGCATAGTTAGAAATGAAACTAACAAGGTGGTCAGGAAAAACTCGATGGACGCAGATAAAGTTGCAGCAGATTTAGCAAAGCATGAAGCCGTTTGTGCAGAACGGTGGAAAACTGCGTTTAGACGTTTTGACGACATAGATGAGAATGTCAAACGCATTGAAACGATAATGATAAGTGTAGCGGGAGCAATAATAGTTGGCGGAGCTACCGTATTTTTAACGATATGGACAATGCACGGATAGGAGAAAAACAATGGAATTTGAATATAAAAAGAAAGATATTAAAAAATCACCAAAAATGAAAAAAGCACCAGAAGAAGGTGTAGTATTTTCAGACGGAGACCTCTTCAAGTTTATCTGGAAAGGTAAAGAGCACGGGTTTGGTTCTGAAGAAAATGCTAAATTAGCATTGGAGAGAATCAAAGGTGAGTAAAGATATACAAAAAGCATTAGAAGAAGCAGCTTCTGCAGCAGAAGATAAAGCTACTGTAGATAACGAAATTAATGGTCGTCAAGCAAAATTACTTGCTCGTAAAAGAAATTTACAAAGAAATAAAAGGAGCAAAATACCAGGCTCTTTAAGATGAATAAGCAACCTCATAAAGAGAGGTTAAAGATTTGTCAGCAGTGTCCAAAATATAATAAGTTTTGGAAAACTTGTAAAGTTTGTCACTGCTTTATGCCCCTCAAAACTAAAATAAGGTGGGCAGAGTGTCCAGAAGGACGTTGGAAATAACTTATGCCAATGCATGGTAAAAAGAAAAAACGTGGAAAGAAAAAACGATCCAGAGGATAGTATAATTCCAAACTACATGGTTTGGTTACATTATTTTAGAAGAATAAAAAATGTATGTCCTTGGAGCTATGAAAGTTTTATACAAGGAAAAACTAAAATCGTTCCCTTCGATCCTGATATGCTTACATTAATGGAAATGAACTGGAACATTGAACCTTGGGAGGTGATTCTTTACGTAGTGAGCGACCTAACTCTTGATGAGATTGACGATTTTGTGGCACGTAGAAACGATAGCCAAGAGAAATGCGAATATTTATGGTCACATCCTTCGTACTCGAAAGGCCGAAACAATCAAGCTCCTGTACCTATAATTATACAACAAGATAGGGAAAGATTAATGGAATTAAGATATGCCAGTAAGAAAAGTTAAAGGCGGATATAAGTGGGGTAAATCAGGAAAGGTTTACCGCAGTAAGAAAGCTGCTCAACGGCAAGGCAAAGCAATTTATGCATCTGGGTATAGAAAAAATGGCAAGAAAAAGAAAAAGCGTTAAGAAAAAGCCAGTACCAACAAATCCAACGCTATACGCTAGAGTAAAAGCTGAAGCAAAGCGAAGATTTAAGGTGTACCCATCAGCCTATGCAAATGGATGGTTAGTAAAAACATATAAAGCCAGAGGCGGAAGATACCGTATGGGAACTGGCAGAAAAAGGAAAAAATGATAGATTATATTAAATTTAAATTTGTTCAACTTTGGAATATTATCTCAGGAAAAGATAAAAACTGGGACGGCACTGTAGATATCAAAGATAAAATGATTGAAGCAGAAAATAAAGCAAAATGAAAGCAAAATTATTAGGTAACGGAAAGTTCACAATTGAAAAAGATGGGCATACTGATGCCGCATCAGTAATTAAATCTTGCAAAACCATTATTTCACATTCTCAAATGATTCTAGACCATTTGACAAACCCAGAGGCAGATTTACCAACTTGGTTTACAAATAAAATTGCAATCTCAGAATATGAAGTAGTCTCAGCTGCAAACTATATTGCAGACGGAGAGATGGATCATCACCAAGATGGCTAAGCCTAGTGGTGGACTAACTAAATGGTTTAAAGAAGGTTGGGTAGATATATCCCGACCAAAGAAAGGTGGAGGATACCAACCTTGTGGCAGAGCTTCAGCAAGAAAAAGTAAAAGTGGTTATCCTAAATGCGTACCTGCAAGTAAAGCAAGAAGAATGACAAAGTCACAAATTCGTTCAGCGATACGAAGAAAAAGAAAAGCAGGTAACCCAGGTGGAAAACCTACTTATGTTTCAACCTTTGCCAAAAAAGGCAGAAAGAGGAGAACTAGTAGAAAGAAACGCTAATCTCCTGATAAGGGAGCATATGGACAGAAAAGATTTAGTTAAAGATTTAAAAGTTCTTTCTATGCTTTTAGACTTATTAAAGAAGAAAGCAAGAAAAAGCTTGAAAGATAATAGAAAAATACGCAAACTTTTAAAGTTACCGAATACTGTACACAATAAAACAAGTTTAAAAAATTATTTAAATAGCACTAAACGTGCAAGCAATTAGGAGAAAATCATGGCTAGATCAGGCGGATTTTTAAGCGGACCTACTGGAGTACACAGCACTCAGAAGATTCGTAAACATACTCTCAAAAGAGGAGTAACCAGAGATATGAACTCAGCTGCAGGAACATTAGTAAATACTAAAGATCCTTACAGTGTGGGAGCATTTAGATATTCAGCCGCACCAAAAGGTGTCGGTCCTAGATACGGCAAAACAGCTAATCCAAAAGGAGCAAAATTTGGAAAGCGTGGCGCAGGCAGAATATTACCAAAAAGAGGAAGATAACTGAGTAGTAGACTCGGTAAATCTTACGTACAACTTTTCAATACATTTCTAGGAGCAGAAGTTGTAAAGAGGAAAAAGAATGGCACTAACAAAAGCAGAAAAATCAAGATTAAGAAGAGTAGGTCTAACCAGACTTAACTCTCCAAAAAGAACACCAAAACATAAAACTAAGAAAGCTGTAGTGGCTGTAAGAGTTGGTGGAAAGGTTAAAGTTATACGCTTCGGTGCCCAAGGTATGGGGCATAATTACAGTCCTGAAGCCCGCAAAAGCTTCAAAGCTCGACACGCAAAAAATATAGCAAAAGGTAAGTCCTCAGCGGCTTACTGGGCTAACAAAGTGTTTTGGGCAGGTAAAGGAGGCTCTAAAAAGATGCCACCAAAATCACAAAAATACGTACGAGGTATAAAAAGGAGAAGATGAGTACACTACCAACAATTGACACAAGAAAAGCTTGGCTTGATGAAGTATCTATCGTTACAAATACGGTACTTAGAAAGTTAACTGAAAAAGAGATCAAAGGCAGAAACCTTACTCCCGTAGAAAAGCAATACGCAAAAATATGCGGCGCTTACCTGTACCTATTAAATTTAGCAGAAGAAAATAATCTTCTGTTACCAGACGACCCAGATAACCCATTTAACCTTGAGACTATACATTGATTGACATTAGTAGAGTAGATATAGAAAAAGATTATTTGATGGACTTTGATTCAGAGTCTCGTTTTATAAAACTTCCTATACATGGTTATATGGATTTGTTGGGCATAGAACCGAACACATCTCAGAATGCAATCATAAATGCAGTCAATAATCCCAAGTATCGTTTTGTCTGTGCCGCCGTTTCTAGGAGGCAAGGCAAAACATACATCTCGAACATAATAGGACAACTTGTTTGTTTAGTACCAAACAGTCATGTACTATTAATGTCACCTAACTACTCACTATCGCAAATCTCATTTGATTTGCAAAGAAGTTTAATTAAACATTTTGATTTGGAGGTAATAAGAGATAATGCAAAAGATAAAGTTATTGAACTTTCTAACAATTCTACGATTCGTATGGGTTCCATTAACCAAGTGGATTCAGTTGTCGGAAGATCGTATGATCTCATCATATTCGACGAGGCAGCCCTTACTGATGGTCGAGACGCATTTAATGTCGCGCTCAGGCCTACACTAGATAAAGATAATTCAAAAGCAATTTTTATTTCTACTCCTCGTGGTAGAAATAATTATTTTGCTGAATTTTACTATAGAGGATACTCTGATGAATTTCCTGAGTGGTGTAGTATAAAAGCTACCTACCATGAAAATCCTCGTGTATCTGACGACGATATTAAAGAAGCAAAGAAAACAATGTCAGAGAATGAGTTTGCTCAAGAATATATGGCAGACTTTAATGTTTATGAAGGACAAATATGGTCATTCAACCATGAAAAGTGTATTTCTTCTTTAAAAGATATGGACACATCAAAGATGGATGTATTTGCTGGACTTGACGTAGGTTACAAAGATCCAACAGCATTTTGTGTAATCGCATATGATTGGGACGAAGAAGTATATTATGTACTTGATGAGTATCTTGACTCTGAAAGAACAACCGAACAACACGCTACTGAAATAAGAAAACTTATAGATAAGTGGGACATTGATTGGATATACATTGACTCAGCAGCTCAACAGACTCGTTTTGATTTTGCACAAAATTATGATATTACTACTATCAATGCAAAGAAATCTGTACTAGATGGTATAGGTCATGTAGCAGGAATAGTAGATAATGATAAACTTATTGTTGACCAACAAAATCGAGAAGTACTAATAGCCCTTGACCAGTATCAATGGGATCCAAACCCGAATTTAATGAAAGAACGACCAAAACATGACGGAGCATCGCACATGGCAGATGCCTTGAGATATGCACTTTATACATTTGAAACCTCAGCGACATCGTTTTAATAACACCTGTCAAAAATACTTCTTGACTTTTGGTGCAAACTTTTGTTATAATTCATATTAAGAGTTAGATATGAAATTTAAGAGAGATTTAGTTAAATACGTGAGAGATAAAGCTAAATCACAGTATAAAAAAGGAAGCGAATGTTTCATTTGCGGAAACACTGACAATTTAGATTTTCACCATTTTTACGGATTGACCGAACTACTAGAAACTTGGCTAAGCACAAACAATATACCTATAGAGAATGAGCAAGATATCCTAGATGTTCGTGAGCGATTCATTGGTGAGAACTATGAAAAAGTTTATGAAAAAACCGTTACTCTCTGCCATCAGCACCATTTGAGGTTACACTCATTATACGGAAAGCGACCCAAGTTATTCACAGCAGAGAAACAAGCAAGATGGGTCGAAAAACAGAGAAACAAACATGGCATGGTATGATTTTATTTTAGGCAGAAGTAACGATACGGAGGAAAAACTAAATCCTTCGCAATACGTTATATCCCGAAATGAGGGAATGACTGTTGACACGAGAGAAGTTGTTACTAACTACCGAAATGCTTATGAACAATTAGAAATTGTAAACAGAGCAGTTAACATGATTGTTGACGATGTGGCTGAAATACCATTTACAGTCGGCGAACAAAGAGTTAACACAAACAATATTATAAAAAATATTAGAAAAGTCAGAGTAGATACTTTACTGAATATAGAACCAAATCCATTTCAAGATGTAAGTACTTTTAAAAGAAATCTTGTTATAGACTTACTATTAGATGGAAATATATTTATATACTTTGATGGTGCACATCTGTATCATCTTCCAGCAGATAAAGTAACTATTTATACTGATGATAATACTTATGTAGAAAAATATACTTTTGATAATAGTATTGACTACAGCGTGAATGAGATAATTCACATAAAAGAAAACAGTTTTAATTCCATTTATAGAGGAGTTCCAAGATTGAAACCAGCTTTTAGAACTATGCAGTTATTAGGAAGCATGAGAAAGTTTCAAGATAACTTCTTTAAAAATGGTGCAGTACCAGGATTGGTACTTAAATCTCCAAACACTCTTTCTGAGAAAATTAAAGAAAGAATGTTACAAGCATGGAGTATGAGATATAATCCAAATACAGGAGGTCGTAGACCTCTTATACTTGATGGAGGCTTAGAAGTTGAGCCAATGTCTCAAATTAATTTTAGAGAACTAGACTTTCAAGAATCAATAAAATCAAATGAAAGAATTATTCTTGAAGCAATGGGAATACCACCAATTTTATTAGACGGTGGAAATAATGCAAACATTAGACCAAATCATAGACTATATTACTTGGAAACAATACTACCAATAGTAAGAAAAATAGGATATGCTTTAGAAAGATTTTTTGGATTTAAACTTAATGAGGACGTAACAGGAATACCTGCTTTACAACCTGAATTAAGAGATCAAGCTGCTTACTATGCAACACTTGTGAACACAGGAATTATAAGTGCAAATGAAGCTAGAGAAGCTCTTGGTAAAGATCCAATTGAAGGATTTGATGAACCTCGTGTTCCTGTAAATTTAGCAGGGTCATCAGTAAATCCAGAAGAAGGCGGTAGACCTGCAGAGGCTGCCCCAAGCGAGGAAAATTAATATGACAAAAGATATGATGTTAAAAGCACTCTCTGAATTCATGGGCAGTAAAAATGATACTAACATGAGTTTAGACGTGTACAAATCCTTTGGTAGCGATGTTCCAGTAAAAGATTACCTTTTAAGAAGAGCCTTTGGTTCTTGGAGCAGAGTTTTATCAGCAATGAACTACAGATATCCAGTACAAGTTAAGGTTGTAGAAGCACCTAAACCTGCACCGAAAAAAGTAGTTAAGAAGAAAGTGGAGAAGAAAGATGGCAAATAAAATTTTTCATTGGACAAACACTTTTAAAACTTTAGGCGAAAATGAAGATGGCGGTATCGACATCAAAGGTTCAGCTAGTACAAATGCACTAGATAGAGCTGGAGACATAATCGAAGCAGACGCTTGGACAAAAGGTGGATTAGAAAATTTTAAACAAAATCCTATTTTACTTTTTAATCATGACTATAATAAGCCTATCGGTAAAGCAACTGGATTACAAGTAACTGAAAATGGTTTAGAGATTACAGGTAGAATTTCTAAAGCAGCAGGTGAAATTAAAGATTTAGTAAAAGATGGTGTCCTTGGAGCGTTTTCTGTCGGCTTCAGAGTCAAGGATGCTGATTATATGACTGAAACCGATGGATATAAAATAAAGGACG